AAGTTCGGTATGGCGCTTGGCCACGTCTGAGGAGATAGCGGCTGCCACGTCTGACACTAAGGAATATGGAGAGCGTTATGTGGATATCCATGTATTCGTACTGAATGGTATCGAGGGCTTTATCAGAATGCGGCAGCAGGATGATACCGTCTGGAGTGTGGACAACACCGGAAAGCAGACGCTCGGCATAGAGGGAGGAAAGCGCGTGGAGTTATCACCCAACTCCAAGGATATTTCCATCTATAAGGAATGGGGCGTGCTGGCCACGACTTTAGATGGGGATACCGTGAATAACATGGCAAGCCTCTTTGGGGACACATCGGGCTCGGTGAGCGGAACGACAGGAAATAAGTCATGCTACAGTAATAACGGGGCAGGCCGCGTGGAGAAAGGAATACAGGTGATTTCTTCTGCGTTTACGACAAATGGACCGACCACCATATCGTTCAGTTACCAGATGGTAGCCACAGGTGACAGGTTCTACAGTAGCAACTCGACAATGGGCGCGACCTATGGCCCTATGCCATCCCCGGAAAAAGACTTCAACGGTAACTACGTCTTCAAGAATTATGCTTCTGCTAATCTTTGCGTGGTGAAGTCGGATGGGAACGGTGGATATACTTTAGTAAGGACATTATCGTTCGTCGTAGCGTCAGGAGAAACGGTAAGGAAAAATGGAACTAACGAATCTGGTTATATCTACCAGGCAGGTACATACTACCTCGCAATTATGTATGAGTTCGGTGTATATGCCAATCCTTCCTATCGGTCTTACTTGAGTTGGGCCAGTATTTCGCTGCAGTTCACTACCAATATCTATCTCTCACGAATCTTCGCAAACGGATTCTCCTATGGCTCATCAGCCAACAACTTCATCGCTGCTGTTAATGAGGTTAACAACGCCCTACGCTTTAAGTGTGTGACCAATAATGGGAAGACGGGTATAGAATTATCCTCTGATGGACTCAAGGCGATGGCCGGTGGAATTTGGGGACGCATCATGCCAACCATCCTGCTTGTGGATGTCTATTACAATATCTCCACAGGGTCTCTGACCCCAACCACCAGATTCTCAGCGGCAGGTGGGGCTGCAACCGTGGCAAAGCTGGATTATGGTGATGAAGGAGAAATTGAGGTCACTTTCCCATCCGGATTCAGTAACTATCAACTGTCACTGAGTAATACGATGGTCATCATTACGCCTTACGGACGCCATAATATTAATGGACACCTGATTTCCTTCTCGGCCACAAAGCTGATAGCAGAGTTCAACGACGATGATTCCAACAACCTGACAAGTTTCCTCCTCGAACTTAAATACATCGGATAATATGGAAAGAATAAACTCACTCTCTGAAAAACGGATCATCATTACGGCAATGCTCAACGGACGCAATGCTAACTTCCTCATCGACACCGGGGCAACGGTGGGCGTCATATCCCGGAATATCCAAAAGAAATACGGACTGTCCATCGGCAGGAAATTCCCGAAGCCGCTCGTAGGTGCAGGTGGCGAGTTCGAAGCCTTCTATTGCAACACACCGGCCTTCATCGGCAACAGGCCGATGTCACAGTTCCTGCTGGCTGATATCCGCGGCGTGGTGGATTCCGTCAGGAGCCAGACCGGATTAGAGATACAGGGAATAATCTCACTCGCGCAGATGCGCATGGTGGGAATGGTCATCAACACCAACGATAACACGGTAACGGTAAGATAATATGGCAGTGACACAGGCGGAAGTGCTCGACCTGTTCGCACAGGCAGCAGCTATCAAGGATAATGACCAAATCCTGCTCATTACATCGAACCAGGACCAAACGGTTAGTCCTACCAAGATTACGGCGGAGGTGCTCAAGGCATACCTCTCGCTCGGATATTCCATCACCATCGACAGCGATGGATATCTCTGTATCAACGGGCAGCGCACGCAGTCGGTCATGGGCGTCACACCGCAGGTCATCCAGACAAGCTCCACCGTCAGCATCAAGGCAAACACGCTCAACGTTTGGAATAATCCTGTCACGGCTCTCGCCGTCAGCTTCACGGCAGCCGACGATAATGTGGTCAACGAATACATGCTCCAGTTCACCGTCGGCAGCGATAGCTTCAGCCTCGTACTCCCAGCGGCCGTGAAATGGGTAGATGGGGAGGCGCCGCTATGGGAGAACGGATATACATACCAGGTATCCATCGTTAACAATCTCGCCGTCGGAGCAGGATGGCCTAATCCCCAGCAGGAACAGTCATGAGCACATTTAGAAGATTCCTCATGATGGCACGGCAGGTGGCACGCTCATGTTTCGGCAGTGGCCGCTGGATAGGTTGGCGCCCGTGGATTGGCACTGATCGATGGAAAGGAACACCGTAAACTCAATAACACAAACATATATGGCTAAGAAAACAAAGCAGGATGCCGTCCCGTTCGATATTGTCAACGGCAATTTTGATGAACACGACGGTTATGATATAGAGGTTTCACTCCAGAACAAACTCCGCACCCAGGACACGGCGATGCAGAGTATGCAGGCTGCCATGCAGGATAAGCCCGACAGCACCACCATACAACAGGCCCTCGACAATCTTGCATCCAGGGTAGCATCGAAGGTCAGCGGTGTCAACGTGAACGGCGAACCCGTACAGAAAGACCAAAACGGAAACGTCAATATTGAGATTCCTTCCATGACGGTGGATGAAGAACTCGACCAGACGAGCAACAATCCCGTCCGCAATGCTGTCGTGGCCCACGCCATGCAGCAGCTTGTGTCTGCTCAGGGGGCCAAGTTCGGACACGCTGTCTACCAGAACGGCTCAATCATCTTCTATGATGAGGAGAACGGCAATGTCATTCAGACGCTGACGCTCACTGGCGATATCTATAATATTAACATGGGCTATACGGGCAGCAGCGTCTTCTCTGTCCTGACGGGTGATACAGAGAAGATCATCACCATTGCGCCGACAACTACACTCCAGACGCAGGTAGGAGGAGAGGCTACCCCCGTTACCGAGAGCTATGACTACCTGGTCGCCGTTGACACCGGCAGCGGCTACGTGAACCGCATTGGCGGCAATAACGTTACTGGCAGCATCTCATTCGACATACGTCCGTTCCTCATCGTAGGCACGAATATGGTCCGCATCACCGTCACCGGCAACACGTCCCAGTTCACCAAGTCGCTGGTACTGACGGCCACGCTGACAAGTCTGAGCCTGTCCTGCCACCACAACTGGCGCACTCCATGGAACGAGAATGAGGCATATACACTCAGCAGCATATTCTTCGCAGGTGCCATCATCAAGACGCTCCATGTCGCCGTTGACGGTACGGAGATCCAGGAACTCGCACATACCTACGGCGCATCCGAGAATGCTTCTACCATTTCCAAGAGCGTAACCATCCCTGCATCGTATTTCCCGGTCGCAAGCGGAGGCAACAGCGGACAGCATACCGTAGAGATATGGATGACTGGTCCGGGCGTCGAGACAAAGCATATCTCATACAACATCCTTTGCGTGCTTTCCGGAGAAACAAAGCCGCTTATCTGTATCAACAATGCGGAGAGCAAGGCCATCAACTTCTCTTCGAATACGCTCTTTGAATACTACACGCTGAATGCTACTCAGGTGGATGTTGATATCGTCGTAGTGGCAGGTGGCATCAGCCACAACCTCCAGCGCCAGAGCGTGACGAATCTGGAAGACTATGCACTGAACACCTTCACCACGCAGATGGAGGTGGAATCAGAGGCTACTGAAGGAACGGTAACGGCCACCGTCTATGCTTCCAACAATTCGGAGAACATCGACACGGAGATGCTGGCCTTTGCCTTCGACAACTCGCTGGCCTTCCTCGCCACCAGCGGAGCGGTGTTCTACTTCAATGCAGGCACACGTTCCAATGGTGAGCTCAACAGGCAGAGCCTTGTGAATGCCGTTGGCGGAACCGCATACGCCGGCACGTGGCAGGGAATGACCTGGAGTACCGATGGATGGCTGACCGACCCCGATGGCCACAAGGCGCTTGCGCTCCCGGCAGGTACGGGCGTGGCCTTCCCCGACTTCATCCCTATGTCTTTTGCCGACAACAAGGACGGACTGACCGTAGAGATGATGCTTCGCGCATCCGTCGTGGCCGACTTCGATACGCCCATCCTTCAGTTCACCGGAACGGAGATGGGTGTAGACGGTAACGATGTCACCGTTGGCGTGCTCGTGTATCCAACCAAGATACAGGTTCTCCCCAGCCGCGAGCGTGACGAACTCGCACAGGAAGTGGGACTGTCCGAGGACACCATCACGCACCTCGCCATCACCTTCCAGAAAGACTATGCTGGAACGGGCAAGAATATATGCTCTATCTACATCAACAGTATTCCTAACGTAACGTTTGAGTTCGGGGCAAACTCCCTCTTCGGCAGCGGTATGCTTCAGTTGGGCCAAGGTTCTACGGACACATACCTCTACATGATGCGTATCTACAACCGCGCCCTGGAAGGAACGGAAATGCAGGCCAACATGCTCAATGCCATCATCAACGGTGTGGAGTTCGACCGCCAGACCGTCCGCGAGAAGAACGACATCATGACGGACACCATCCAGTATGCGCTGGTGCGTGACAAGTATAACTGCTTCGTCCTGGAACCGGAGGATGAGACGGCAGATATCCCGTCTTACTTCAACCAGGCCACCGTGCCATGCACGGCATACTTCGAATATGCGCAGCATCACGAATGGGACGTGAAGATTACCCACGTGCCCGTCGATGGCCAGGGTACTACCTCCAAGAAATATTTCCGCTGGAATCTCCGTGGTAAGATTGGCGACACCTGCGAGTGGTTCTATACCGACGGGCATGACACCTTCCGCGGCGTATATGACATCGTGGCCACCTTCACGGGAAAGAAAGGATACTTGGATGGTGGCTCCCAAGGTGGCGTGCATCTGAAGATTGAGCGCTGGACAGCCAAGAAGAATGTGGCGTCATCACCGCAAGGCCACAAGATGGGTGCTACGGCTCTCTACGACGAACTGTTCACGCAGATCGGGCTGAAGGAAGAACTGCCTGACGAAGACTACCGCGTGGCCGTATGGCAGTACCCGTTCTTCGGATTCAAGAAGACGGGTGATTCCTATGAGTTCATCGGACTCTACACCATCGGCCCGGATAAGGGCTGTAAGGTTACTTTTGGCTATGATAAGAGCCTGTACCCGAAGGCGATGTGCATTGAGGGACCGAACCACGCCCCGCGTGGAACGCGCTTCCTCCATCCGTGGGTGGACGTGACCTACTCCTCCACCGACGAGACCTTGAAGTTCGGCGGTCAGGAAGGATGGGATGATGACTTCTCCAGCGTCGGCAGCAGCGATGATGCCACGAAGGAAAGCAAGATCCTGCAATGCTACGAAAGCGAATGGAAGCCGGGCTACAACCTTACTTACCATTGCTCGCCCTATATCGCCAAACTGACGGAGGCTACGATGAACGGCTCTGCCATGGGCGTGACGGATGCCGCTGCGCTTGCGGCCATCAATGCCAATGTGAGTGCATTCATGGCTGCCGGGCAGATGACCAACGGCGAGAAGAACGAACTGATGTCGTTCTATGATGAGAACTACGACCTCTACTTCTACCGCAACCTGACAGGACAGTTCGAGAAGCTGGACGACCCGGCATTCAATCTCATCACCTATCTGGGCAACTACCTGAACACGGCCAACCCCACTACGGCGCAGATCGTGGCAGCAAGAGTCGCCAAGTTCCGTGCAGAGATGGGTAACTTCTTCTCGCTCCAGCAGACGCTCTATCACAAGTGCTTCTGTATGCTCATCGGAGCCAAGGATAATGATGCGAAGAACTCCTACCCGTTCAAGCACCTTGAACTCTCTGAAGGTGGCCGATGGGGATGGAAGCAGGATGACCTCGACTCTATCTTCGACACCGACAACAACGGACAATCCACCGTGAAGTATTCGGCAGAGCACGGCGACCTGAAGAACAACGCAGAGATCTACCAGGGATGCGACTCTGCCTTCTGGACGCTCATCTGGCGCTACTACCAGCCAGAACTCGCCACGATGATGGCCACGATGGTGAACGGACTGCGGGCCATTGCTATTGCTAAAGGACTTGTCACTGGCTCCGGACTCCACCTGCATGACTATGTGTTCGCTGCTTTGAAGTATTACTTCTTCGACAACTCAGCCAAATACTTCCCCGAACTGGCCTACTACTACGACCGCAAGTTCTCCTACCTCGATCCGTGGCAGGTGGTCGGACAGACTGCTCCCGACGGTACCACCTATCCCGCAACCTACAACAACGTCTATCCGCTCAAACAGGCACTTGGCGACCGCTATCAGGATGAGAGCCTTTGGTTGTGGCGACGTATTGCCTATATCTTCTCAAAGTATAGCATCGGTGCTTTCTCCGGTACTGGTGACGGATGGGGACAGATTGCCTTTGCCCTGCTCTCGCAATACACGTTCCAGATCACGCCGGCTATCGACCTCTACCCGGCAGGTAGTGTCGGAGGCGATGCCGTGAAGGGTGCAAGGACGTTTGCCGGAACCAATTCGGCATTGACCATCGCGGCTAGCGCAGGAACCACCAACTATATCAACGCCGCCGACTGGCTTGCAAGCATCGGCGACCTGAAGGACATGCAGCTCGTGAACCGCACGGGAGGATCCGACCGTAACTTCAACGTGGCAGCTGCACGCATGGAGATACTGAAGGTCGGCGATGCCGTTGCATCGAATGTCTCATTCAATGCGACAGCCCTCGAAGTGAGCGGACCGGCCTTCAAGGTGATTGATGCACGTAATGTGGTGACGATTACAAGTGCCGTCGATCTGCGCAACTGTCCGCGCCTGCGCCAGGCGCTCTTCGCCGGCTGTTCGGCTCCTGGCCTTCTGCTGCCCGTAGGTAGCCGTGTCAGCGAAGTCTCATTCCCGGAGAACACGATGGAACTCTGCCTGCACTCGCTGAACCAGCTCACACCGGGAAACCTGTCCATCTCACCAGCTGCTCTCGGAATGATTCAGTCCTTCTTCTTCTACAAGTGTGAACAGCTCAATCCCTTGGCCGTTCTCGCCGACATCATGGCCGTAAGCGGCAACCGCCTCGGATATGTCTCGATGGCCTGGGATGGTACCATCAATGCCACGTCGGCCCAATGGGCAGCGTTGGTAGCTCTTGTCGAAGGCTACCATAACGTCAACTATGACGCTGCCAATGGACTCGTCAACGACATCGACAACCTTCCGTATATCAGTGGAACAGTAAGTGTTGACAAGGCTTATCAGGAAGATGTGACGGCTCTTACCGACGCATTCCCCAACCTCGTGGTCAACGTAGGCGACTACTACATCAAGTTCGAAGATCCCGAAGTCGAGCGCATCTGTGCCACCACCTGGGGTGATTTCTTGGAAACCGTAGTCACCACGGTCATCAGCGACAGCAGCGACGAGGTAAGCATCACCACGCTCGTCCGTCAGGTATCCATGCGTAACACCACCCGCGCATCGGTCATCGACATCTCCACAACCACCACCACACGCCCCAAGGAAGAAGGCGAAACAGCAGGCACCACCACCACTACCACCAAGACCAAATTGGGTATCACCTACGCCCAAGCTGCCCTGGTAAGTTCCATCGGAACTACGTTTCAAGGTAATACGAAAATCAGATATTTTGATGAATTGCAGTATTTTACAATAAGTTCTCTCAATAACTTCAATAATTGTTCCAATCTTGTTAGGGTTTCTATCAATTCGCCTAACGTTTCCTTTGGCTACCTACATTGTCGAACAAAAGCAAGATGCAGATGGAATGTTATACGCATGAAAACAACCGGTTTTACTTCCACGTATGCAACAGATAGTATGTCAAATCTTACTTTCATTTTCAGGCAAAACTCCGTAGTAGCCGTACAGTCAGGTATGCGTGGTTTCGGTAATATTAAGATATACGTTCCCGATAACCTTGTAGATACTTATAAAACATCAGGAAACTGGACAGCCTATGCTTCACGCATACACCCGATTAGCGAGTACACAGGAGATTAACCTGTGTATTCACTTAACGGTTTGAACTTGGAAGCATAATATGACCAATAGGAGTGTGTCTTATACGCATTAACGCTTTCATCGGGAACATAGATTGCCGTAGGCTTGAATGCAGTTTTGTAGCTGTCCATAGCAGCCGGTGGTGTTATTGCTCTAATAATAACAGTCATGTTAGTCGCATTATATCCAATATACGGAGAAAGTCTTTGGATTGTAGATGGAATATCAAGAACAATATTGCTGTACTCTCTACACGCAGAATTGAGACATATTAAACCTTCATTTAAGACGATTTTCTTTGTATAGTTTTTGTTTCCAATCATTTCATTGTTTATGCCAGCAATTACGTGAGGTGGATATTTAAGTGTTTTGCAATTAAATTTTGCTGCCAATCCACGATATGCCGTACCACTTATAGTTGTGTTAGTCAAGCCAACGCCCCTAAAATATTGGAACTCCATAAAATTGTAATTCGAAATAGTGTTAAGAGCCGTTTGCATAGTTCCGATGGAATGCCGCACCATCGGAACTACCTTTAGGAACAACACCGCAATCACAGTGATAAAAGAACTCGTTTATTTTACAGCAGTAAAAAATCTTGTTGGTTATGCTTTTGCAGGGTGTACAAATCTTGTTACATTCATTATGCCAAATCAAATAACAGACGCCGCGTCTCATGGGTGGGAAGGAGATACCAAACTAACAAACTTTAAATTTAGTGATAATTTCCGTTATATAACATACATGACATTTAATAGATGCTCAAATTTGAAAATTATAGAAATACCGGCAAGTGTTACTCAAATAGGGGATTACTGTTTGGGTGATAATCAGGGCATTAAAGTTATTGTATCAAGATGTACGACCCCGCCATCTAATACAACCTCTACACCTTTTCGCGGTTGTTCCAACGGAGGAGTATTATATGTGCCCAAAGGTTGTATTAACAATTACTCGATTTGGATGCAGAACTCTGGATATTGGCTTGGTGCAAAGAAATGGACTATCACGGATGAAGAATATAATGGAATCTTACCATATACTACTGTTTTATAAAACTTCTTTTAAGTCGTTCCATCCCATTCACTGAGAGGATAGATGTTGTTGTTTTTCCATACATCAGCAGCCTTGAATTTGTCTATATGCTCATCTGGGACGTAGATACCTCGGTTAAAGGTACCACAGGTAGAACCGTAGGCTCCGTTAGCCTGCAATGACACAGGACTGATGAAGTGAACAACGAGCCTTTTGTTTGCAGGGGTGCATGGGTTTCCACCAAATGTGTAGTATCTCAGTCCGTTGTTTATGGTACTCGGTAGTTCTATAAACACAAGAGAGCTGCATCTTTCAAACGCATTGTTACAATTTGTAACACCTTCGGGAACTTTGATTCTTTTTAAATTACTGCAATTATAAAACGGTTTCGACTGGTTGTTTGCGCCATACAGACTTGTTATTTTTGTGAAGTGTTGCAGCTCCATAAAATACTCTATTGCCTGGTTGTTATTAAAGTAAGTTCCGATGGCGCGGCTATTCCATCGGAACTACATTCAATTCAAATACTGTTATGGTTTCGTTTAATGAATTGAAATACTTTACTTCAGTAACTTCATTATCTTCAACTGCTTTTATGGGATGTTCAAAACTTATAAGTGTTGATTTTTCAAATCTAATTTCAGGTGCAAGTCAAATGTGCAGAAATACTAAAATTGTTTATGCCTGGTTTCCTAAAATTAAAACTGTTGGCTCTACCGCGTCTCAAGGATATACCGCATGGTTTTATGGCAACTCACAACTCATAGCTATTAGAGTGGACGAAGCAACAAGTTTAAATATGATTTCACAAAATGCAAAATATATGGTTTGCACCATGTCTAATGTGCCTCCTATTAACGATGTATCCTATATTCCATCTAAAATTTACGTTCCAGATAGTTTAGTACAGTCTTACCAGTCAGGAACTGGATATAGTGGTAAAACGGTGCTTCCATTATCTCAAATTTCTATTGATTATCCAGATTGTCCGTGGCTTGACGATTTGAGGCAAAAAGGCTTTATTAATTAACCTGTGTATTCATTATCAGTAATAGCCCACCCATAAAATCCTGGCCTAAATGCTGTATTATTTGCCCATGCTGAATAATTGCTAATACATCCTTGCGGAACATACACGGTGCCATTCCGAGGCACGTTACGGAAAAATTGAGTGTCTGTTGATGGCGGTGTTTCAGCTTCCATTACCACAACTTTTAATGCGGTGTTGCCAAAAACATTACTACCTAATGACGTAATGGTTCTTGGTATATAGATGACGCGAAGTTTTGAACAGCCAGCAAAACGGTTGTCGTAATCGAATGTGTGTATCTTCGGGAAATATTTAAACTCTTTAATGACCTCGATTGTTCCGTTAGACCTAAACGCCGTCCCGATGGGATAGCCGCACCATCGGGACTATCGTTGACGTTCTTGGCCATCTGGTTATCGTAGACGTCACAAAAACGTTTCCGACCTCTGTGCCTATCTATGGATTAATAGCAACAAATCAAACCAGGACTTCAGATACAAGTATTTATCTCTATTCAGATACGGGGCAAACGTTGAGACTTTATGTCTATTATATGTATTATAGTTATATTAATGGGTGGGACACAATAAAAAATTCATGGCAGAGTATTGGCAACAATAGATATTTATCATTTTTCAAGGATAGGTACTCAGATGCTTATGTGGACAGATATGTAAACTTTAAGGAAATAACAGGCAACAATTACAAAACCGGATACGTGTTTGCCCTCGTTGACAGCAGGGATATGTCATAGACTATTTGGACCCATCCCATTCGCTGAGTGGATAGATGCTATGCTTATTCCAAGTGGTATTGGCCTTAAACTTGTCTATATGCTCGTCTGGAACATATATACCTCTATCAAAGTTAAAAGCAGTAGATCCATAAGTTCCCTTTTCTGTCATCGCAACGGGATTATTGAAGTGTACAATAAGTCTTTTATTTCCATTAGAACCTCTGAATGTATAAGAATCAAGTGCTGCTGTTATTGTACTTGGTAGTTCGATGAAAGTAATAGCACTACAATTATAAAATGCATTTCTACAATTCGTAACACCTTCAGGAACCTTAATCCATTTCAGTTTTTTACAATTATAGAATGGCGCGTTAGATGAGCTTGCATTATATAGTGATGTGAGTTTTGTGAAATATTGAAACTCCATAAAATACTCTATTACCTGATTGTTAGTAAACGTAGTTCCGATGGTGCGGCTATTCCATCGGGACGGCCACGTTAGCTTCTCTGCACATAGTTCCGCTGACGAAGAATTTCTCAACATCAATACCTATCTATGGCCTGATGATGGATGTTGGGAAACCAAACTGGGAGAATCAGGTTTATTTCGTCAATGGCAGCCTTACAGTTAGGCTCCATTTAAGGAGTGGTCTCAAAGCTATTCTTGTATCTCCAAGTACGACATGGACAAATGTTGCAAGCAGGTGGTTCCCAGCCGGTGACAATAAATACTTCACGCTTTATAATGATTCTGTAATCAATAAGAAGACAGACGTATTATACTTTGATCATATCACCTCATCATCGTGGCAGGATGGACACGTGTTCTTGCTCGTCTAATTCCCTTCATACTCACTGATTGGGAATATTCTCGCTGCAATGCTCGACCACCCCGTAGCGGCTTTGTATGCTTCTACGGATTCGTCAGGAACATAGAAGTTGCCGTAGAATCTATTGAACACATTGTTAACCGCCGAAGGAGGTGTTATAGCTTTGCATATTACGGAGCAGCCATTTGGAACATTGAAAAATGTGTTGTAAGTATTGCCGGAAAAGAGATAAAAAGTAGTAAGTGTGGATGGAATTTCTATATATTCCATTGAAGTGCAATTATAAAAAGCCTCTCCATTTATTTGTGTGATACCTTCCATAAAGATAACCTCTTTCAATTTTGTGCAACCGCCAAAAACATAACGGCCAATAACCTTGTTTTTAGTACAAGGAAAAATGCAATATAAAAGATTTGTACAGTTTTGGAATGGGTTATCATTCAAACTCCAACTACTAATATTACTAAAATATTGAAGCTCTCTGAAGGATGTGATGTTTGTTTTATTGTTAAACGTAGTTCCGATTGGATTATGTGGTTCCATCCCATTCGCTGAGAGGATAAATATTATGCTTATTCCAAGTATCATTAGCCTTAAATTTGTCTATATGCTCGTCTGGAACATATATGCCTCTATCAAAGTTAAAGGCAGCAGAACCATAAGTTCCCTTTTCAATCATTGCAACAGGATTACTGAAGTGGACAATGAGTTTTTTATTTCCAGATGTATTTCTGAATGTGTAGGAATCGAGTGCTGCCGTTATTGTGCTTGGAAGTTCAATAAAAGTAATGACACTACAATTATAAAAGGCATTTCTACAATTCGTCACACCTTCAGGAACTTTAATCCATTTCAGTTTTTTACAATTAGCGAATGGTGCGCTATTGGAACTTGAACTATATAATGATGTGAGTTTTGTAAAATATTGAAATTCCATAAAATACTCTATTACCTGGTTGTCCCTAAACGCCGTTCCGATTGAACGTTATCTAAACGCCCTTCGAATTTCCTTGTTGATTGTTTTGTCCTTAACTGCCGCATATACCTGTGTCGTTCTGATAGATGTGTGCCCGAGGATAGAAGAGATAATCGGCATGTTAACGCCTTTGAGCAGCAGGATGGTCGCGGTGCTATGCCTCGCGCAATGGAAGCTGAGGTGCTTCTTTATCCCCAGCCGATTCGTAATCCTATCCAGTAGAACGTTAGTCCTGGCATTCGGAGGCAGTCTGAACAACCTTCCCTGCCGGATATCATTGATAAGATTGATGGCAGCTCCTCTGAACATTTTTGAGATCGGCACCCTCACTTCTCGCTCTGTCTTCTGCATCTTCATCACCAGCCACTTGTTGCGATAGATGCTCTTGATATGTGAACGCTGCACCCGCTGAACGTCCGAGAAGCGAAGCCCTGTGTACGTCGAGAACAGGAAACCCTTTGCCACCTCCTGCTCATCCCCTTCCAGCCGCTCTACGGCATTCTCTATCTTCTTGATATCAGCCTCCGTCACGGTGTTCTTCCGCGTCTGCTCCAGATGGATGTGATACTTGCGGAAGGGATTGGCCGTGATAATGTCGTTATCGATAGCGAGGTTTATGTACCGCTTGAAAATCTTCATAAATTTCGCCAGCGTGTTCACGGCATAGCCTAAAGATTTGATGTAGTGGTCAAACTCCATGATGAACTCGTATGTGATATCCGAGAAGGTGAAGTCATAGCGGAAGCCTCTCAGAACGTCGAGCGTGTTCTGATGATTCCCGATGGTTCCCTTCGACAGCTTGCACCGATGTATCTGCTCTTGCATCCATTTCGGGAACGAGCGGTTATCCTTCACGGTCAGGTGTTCGGGATTGTCCGCAAGGCGGTTGATGTCACCGACGCGCTTGGTGTAATACTTGTTCCCGACTTGGATTTGGATAAGTGCGTTCTCGCCTTTGAGTTGTGTAGCGATGTCGTTGATAAGGTTCTGAATGTTCATTTTTTTGGTAAAGTTCGTATTAAAAATTAATTTGAAAAATAAAATTGCCCGATTCTTAATTTACTTGACATTATCTTTGTAAAAAAAAGAAGACAAGATGAAATGGTTAAAGGAATCTCACCGCTGGCAGCACCTTTTAGGAGGAATCCTGATTGGTCTGCTTTCCCTCGGAAGCTGGTATACAGCCGCTCTCGCTGGAGTCGGAATAGCCTCTGCCTTGGAGTTTAAGGATAAACGCTGGGGAGGCGAGTGGGATTGGACAGACTTGGCTATCACAATCGCCGGAGTCGCAATCGGCTTTGGCATAAGTTTCACTATTAAAACGTTATTATAATGAAAAAATTTTTTCTTCTCGTGTTGTTCGCCGTATTTGGCGCAGCAATCGTAGTTATTGCCGCCATCTTAGAGGGTGGCACAGTAGGAGGCGCATGGTTGGGAACCGCCTATGCCGCAGTAACGGCTGCCTTCGTAGCCTTGGTCGAGAATCAGGCATTCGAAAAAACGTGGAAAGAGATAGGCATTGACGTTGCCGTGATCATCGGTGGTGCTATCCTTAGCGCACTCTGCTATACAGTATTCTGACCGTTAAGCAGGAACTGAACTATGACGATAACTGAAGTACTGAAATACGTCGGGATGATGATTGGCGGTTTGTGGGGCTGGTTCTGCGGAATCTTTGAACCTTCATTCCCGCTTATCATCATCGCGACGTTATTTATTCTCTGGGATGCTTACGCGGCCTACAGGCTGGACGTAAGAGCTCACAAGGTCTATCCCGATAAAACCAAACGAACGGAAGCCAAGTTCCTCTCGTGGAAGTTCCGCGGGGTGATCCCGACCTTGATTGAGCGGTATGTGCTGATCCTGCTGGCTTATCTTGCACAGGTGTATATCTTCGTGGACATTTACGTTCCACTGAGTTACATCGCTGCCGGAGTGGTTGCAGCAGAACAGTTCTGGTCGGTCTGTGAGAACAATTCATCATGCCGGGTTGAGGGTGAACGATACTCTAAGCTTTGGATGGTGATGGGTAAGATTTTCGCGGATAAGACGGAACGCCACTTCGACATTGATTTGAGTGGGTTGGAACCTGACGAGGTAAGGAAGAATAAAACCCACCACCGTAGAAGAAGGGAGGCAGAATAATGGCTAATATCGACAATCTGATTCCGCATATCATCAAGTGGGAGGCCGGGACTTCACGGCTGTACGGTGAGAGCCTGGAAAGGCTGTTTGAGCGTGCGCGACGGAAGGGATGGGTGAACGATCCTGATGACCGTGGCGGTGCTACGCAGACGGGCGTAACAATCGGAACGTACAAGGCCTACAGGAAGTCCGTCGGCAAGCCTATGCCTACTGTGAGCGACTTGCGGAATATCTCGTATGAGGAATGGCGGGCTGTGCTGAAAACACTATTCTGGGATAAGGTGAACGCCGATGCCTTCAAGAGCGAGGATGTGGCGGTGATGGTAGTGGATTGGTACTGGGGTTCAGGCCGATATGCCATCACGAACACGCAGAAGGTGCTCGGTGTGGCTGCTGACGGTCTATTCGGGGCTAAGTCGCTGGCGGCTCTCAACGGCTATCGGAGAGGTCAGCATGAACTCTGGAAGGCGATTCGTGATGCACGTAGGGCTTACTATCAGCGTATTGCGAAAGGCAGACAGGTGAAGTTCCTGAGGGGGTGGCTGAATCGGGTTAATGATTTGAGGTGGACTTCGTAATAACTTCGTAATAACTTCGTAATAACTTAATAACAGTCTTGATATGAAGATAAATAGTAGGATGATATTCCCGTTAGTCATCGACATAATAAAGTTGGTTATAATTTTCTTGATTATAGGCTGGGCTTTTCGGTCTTGCAATCTTGATTTGATGCGGGAGAACGAGCAACTGCGTAAAGACCTTGCCAAGCAGCAGCAGTACGTACCACTAAATAGAGACACCATCCGCGACAGCGTGGAAACCATCACACAGAAGATTATCGAGGTTGAGAAGATAAAGGAGGTCTTAACCGACGAGGATAGGAAGCTTCTGAAAGATGCCGGCATTGCCGTCAAGCAACTGATATCGCTGCAGAAAACAGGCATGGAAACGAAGGATTCCGTATCTCTCTCTGCAAAGGACTCGACAAAGGAGGACTCACCGCTCTACTATAAGGATGCGTGGGCAGAGTTCGAGTTCCACAATAAGAAACTGAAGTACTCCGTCAAGGACTCGCTGGCAATAGCCGTGAATAAAGAATACAAGCACAAATTCCTGTTCATTAAGTGGGGAACGAAGGGATATGACGTGAAGGTGATGAACTTCAACCCTCATGCCACGATCAGATACAATACTTTCGTGAAAAGGAAAGAATAGTTTTTTCATATCATAGTTTGAATATTTAAGGTTTTATTAGTTAGTTAAATTTGTTAGTTTTTTTGTTAGACAAGAAAGTGAAAATTTTCTTTATAGACTAAAAACATTCTCGCCAGTCTGGGAGGATAGGCGGGATTTCTTGGAATCCATTTCTTATAAAGATATAAGTTTTAGTAACGTTAAAAATTAATGATTTGTTTTATAGATTAGTAACATGTTTTTTGTTGGCCGTCTGCCCGTGAGGGTAGGCGGTTTTTGATTAGTCCATATTTTTATTGTCATTATTATCCCTTTCTTTTTAGTTTGTCTAATAGACCTTTGATCAAACATGCTTGTGCATCTGCGGTTATTGCTTTATGAAAGCATTCCTCAATTTCAATAATCATATCAGCCCTTCCTTTCTCATATTCTGTGCGGAGTGCTTCTATCATGTCCTTAGATTGTACTTTTAAACCAAGTTCAAAACCTGCTTTGAAGGCATTTTCAATATCCTTATGATACTGCATTTCTGCCTTTATATCTGCCTGATGAAATATTTCATTCAACGGAGATTTATGTTCATGTAAAAGGTAGTGCCTTGCTGCTCTATCCATATCCACCTCTTTCACTTCAAGGGTGTCGAGGAAGGAAAGTAGATAATTATCTTCAAATGCGGCTGCAAGATTCAATTTGTTTCTTGCGTTTTTGTCACGCCTTTTCTTTAACTCCGCTACTAAAGCGTCTTTTGGTATATACTGTTCCATAATTCTATTATTTAATTTCTTCACATAGTCTGTTCTGCATAATTACCATAGGGTCTATATCAAGAACCTCGCCTATTTTCTTGGCAAGTGACACTGTAATTTTTCTGTTACCGATAATAATGTTAGACAAATTAGGTTGTGCCATATCAATCTTTTGTGCAAGTTCTTCTATTCCTATATGCCTATATTGCATAATGGCTTCTATGAGTTTACCTGTTTTCATAACGAATCTTCCATATACTTTTTGAAATCCTCAACAAAGTTGTTAATAACTTCTTTACGATGCAATCTGCCTTGAAACATAAGATTATCGTACATACACTTTTCAAGTTTTTCACAAGCCTTCTTAATAAAGGCATCAGTGCGGATGTACTCAATGTCATCTTTATAGCTCCTACAATGCCAGATTAAACCGTCA